AGAATTTGTGGTATGACCTCATTTTCTTTCTCCTCGGGATACTGTATCAAGATCGAGTCGTGACCTTGTAACATAATGCTGGCGATGTTTAGTCGCCATACGGCAAGCATTGCATTATTCATCTCGTCGGCGGTCATTGACTGGCCTAGGAAGGCCACCGCCTGTTTGAGGGTATCGTTCTCGTCGCGGCGGCCAAAGAACCAGCGCTTGCGGCCGAACGGGGTGACGAGGTAGCCCTCCTCGACAATGCGAAGGCGGACCCACTCGTGAAGTTTGGGTATGGCAGGGAAAGTTGGGAAATAAAGAGCCTGAAAGTCCTTGACTACGGACTGTTCGATCTTGGTTTGTTTGCTCATTTCGAAGGCTGAACCAAGATAATTAGTACCATGTCCAAGCATTTTGCACATATGCCGTAGGCTGTGGTGGCGGTAGTATGGTTGCTCTGCAATGGCCCGATCGGACCTAAGGTTTCCGGTCCAGGGCAGGTCGGGTCTGGACATCTTTGCAACCGTCGTATGTAGGTCTCCGCTTTCACAGGCGTCAAGGTAGGTGGGGTCTCGGAAGACATTCCAGCACAACGCTCCTATGTTACGGCTGTCAGCCTGTTCGAGGTCGATGTTCGCAAACTTCATTCCTCGGTCGGCCACGAAGATACGCCGAAGGCGCTCTTCAATGTTCTGGAGATTTCCTCCAGTCCCGAAGTCATTAAGAGAACTAGAGAAGCGACCTGTTGTAGTTCCGGCAATGTTATAACTCGTGCGTAGCCTGCCATCGGCATCAATCTTTGTCTCAAGGACTCCGATCTTTTTACCAAAGTCTCGCAGAGCGAGGATATGTCCAATGATTGGCTGTGCGATAAAGTGAACTTGGAGTCTTTCAAGGGCTTCCCGGTTGACGGTTCGAACGAGTTCTCCCTTGTCGTTTCGCTTTCGGACCTCGGGTAGTCGGAGAACATCGTAGAGGAGGGCCGCAACATGACTGTTTGATCGCCACGCCTTAGTCTTACCACTATCTCGAAAAGAGGTGTATCCGACTCCATCATGAACGATCTGATATAGCTGTCGTTGGAGTCGGTCAGTATCACTTCGGTACTGGACAATGGCTCTCTGACGTTCGTGCTCATCAATGAGAACTCCTCTGAGGTTCATCTCTAATACCGGACCCTGTAATGCACGTGACAAGGCGTAGGTATTGGCTGTTAGATTGTCTAACTGAGGAAGTATCTCCTCTAAAACTTCTAGTGTAACACAGCAGTCTAATCCGTTATAGATCCATAATTTTTCTGTCTCTGACTTAAGAGTGTTTGGAGTCAAGAGATCTGTTCGAGTTGTCTTCATCGCAGCCACACTGGCCTATTACGTTTCAAGGGACGAGATGGTTTGTTCTTTAGATTCTCACTACGAGAAACCTCTCTGAGATTAGTCCATCTATCATTAGCCCGGTTTCTATCTATATGATCTATCTCAGTTGGCCATTCACCAGTCATATAGAACCAAGCTAGTCTAGACGAAAGATAGAATTTTCCGTATAGTCTGATTTGAATTCTCCCGTCTTTTCTCCAAGTTCCAGCTTTACCTCTGTTACCGCCACGATTCTTAAGCCATTTCCATTTACCTGTCTCTGGATCATAGTATAGCACAATCCTAACGATCTCTAAGGTGAGCATTAAACCACCCTCCCTTCGAGGGTGCAGCAACAAACTCTATGAACTCTTCTTCCGTGCCCGGGTAGTCATAGCTCCCGGACCCGCCCCGGCGAAAGACCACGGTGATTACGCCCTGGCGATAGCCGATCTGGGCAATGGCCGACGAGGCCACGGGCACAGTGGTCCCCTCCTCCTCGGTGTACTTGATACCGAGCTGGCCCAAGAAGTTACCGAGGGCGCTTTCCGCCGCGATACCCTCGGCAGCTTCGCCCGCGGCAACTATACCACCGGCAAGCCGAGAAAGAATTGTAGGGATTGCCATATCAGTCTTCCTTCTTTATGGTTCCCTTGTGTTTGAGTCGGATGCCGAGCTTCCATGCGGACTCACTGGTATAGACCGAGCCCAGATAGTCCAAGCCCTTAGGACTCTCTGGTTGTAGCGCATGATGGAGAAGCATAGTATCATGCTCGGCATTGACAATAGGTATACCATAACCCCTCCATAACCTGTGCATGTCGAACAAGCCGTTCTGAAACACCTTTGGTACAGGGCAGCCGCATACGCGGCGGACCCACTGCCAAGCCTCAAGCTCGGCCTCGAGCGAGCCCCAATAGTTTAGCCCCGGCTTCCGCATGTCCTCGAAGGGTACGACCAGGGCTATATCTATAGCCGGGGCGAACCCGATGCAGGTTATTCGGTCCCCTCGAGTTTCGATGTCAATGCTGAGTCGGACTGCGCCCGCAATGAACTTGTCGTAGAACCAGTCGAGCTCGGAGATAAGGGGTTCGGTGTAGATGGTGCGGATTGGCCGCCTAATCTCGGGATACTCTGACTCGCGTCGGGCTTTCTGGAGGTCGAGGACGGTAACGTGCCGGGCTTCGTATCCCCCCTGGAGGATGTAGGAGGGGTGGAAGGTGGGGAGGACTTTGCGTCCCGGTAGAACGGGGGAATCTGCGACTGCCCCCCGAAGCTTTGATATTCTACCGTCACGTAGTAACGCCCAGGTAGCGGTTCCCCCGAGACTGACAACGACATTTGGATTAGCTTCATTAATCTCTCTATAAAGTCTGTCGAGTTCTGGGAGAAATTCATCACGGATGTACTTGCCAGATGATAACGGCGGGAGCGCATGACGAACCTCCTTGCGCGGAGCGCATAAGTTGTCGATCTTGTTAGTCGGGCGCGGTCGCAGATTAAAACAGTTGGTCAGAAAGCAATCCGCGCGGCGGATACCAGCCTCGGCCAGCATGGTGTTGAGCTGCCAACCCGCGGGGCCTACGAAGGGACGGCGTTCTCGCTCTTCGTGTTCACCCCAGGCTTCGCCGACGAAGGCAATCTTATAGCCCATCGGGCCCTCCCCAGAGTTGGGAAAAATTCAGGTCAACAACCATACTACTCACTCACATAGTACCCATCCTTCATAGGGGCGAGATATTTAATTGACTTGCCGAGGGTATGAGCGAGGGCTATCTCGGAGTTGACTCCCTTAGATTGGTTCCAGCCATCAATCTTCAGTACAAGTATTCCGCCCGAGCCGCCGATCATAGCCTCGTCGTAGTTCTGCCAGAATCCGTGGTCGCGTGGCATCTGGTAAGTGACTGCCATAGGGTGACAGTGGACGATCGGCGAGAACACCAATATATCATGAATGAGACACCACCACGTGGCATGACGAGCACGGACGTAGCGCTCATGCATTATCTCGAGGACGGGATCACTGTACGGAGACGCTAGGTAGTAGAAGCTCACGATGCTTTCTCCGTGTGTTTTAGGGTGCGGGCTCGCTTGAGGGCGTCTCTGGCGAGGTCGGCAAACTCGGGGTTTCGTTCAAGTCCGAGAATAGATCTTGCACCAAGCGACTCAGCCGCTCGCAGCGAACTTCCACTTCCGCATGTGGGATCGAGGAGAACCGTATTTTCATCGACGAGCATCCCGAAGAAGTATCGCAGCATAGGCTCGGGTTTTTCAGACATATGCCGCTCCCGAACAGTCGGCGCGGCGTAAGCGTTAGAAACAGCCCTAACAATTTTGCGATCCCCTCTGGACCCAAGTAGACAAGTTTCGTATATTTGCCGGGGACCTCGCTCGGGATCAGGGAGAATTCCAACGCCATCACTTTTCATCCATATGAGAGGCATGGGATTAAGCTCCCAGCCCATGCACGCGAGGGCGTGCGCGGTTGGCTCGTAGAGCCGATCATCACCCTTCCGCATAGAGAACCAGAACATAAGGTGACACGAAGGCGCGCAAAGGAACTTGGTGGCGACCTCAAGTGAGTGCATGAGGGCCTCCCAGGTCTCTTTCGAGTCGGCATATCCGCCGTGCGCGGCAGCTCCACCCTGGTTGAAGTCGTCAGCGCCGATCCCGTAGGGAAAGTCACAATGGAGTAGATTGAACCGCATTTCCGTAGTGGTCTCTCGAACCCACTCATTAAAGTCACAGACGAGGATGTCCTCCGGCCGCTCGGGAGTCAGGGCCACGCCCCCGAAAGTGCTGTGCAGTCGACCTATGGTTGCTTGGTCACGCCGCTCCCGGGCGCGCTCCGCAATACCAACTGCGGTAGAAAGTTTCGGTGCATCTATTACCATAGTGTTGCCGCGCTCGATCTCCTCGGCTACTTGCAGTAAGCGGTTGGTATGTGGCCTCGAAAGCCCAATAGCCTCCGCTGTGTCGCCTTGAGTCCAACCTGCGGCTTCGGAGGAGCGAAGCCGGTGATACTCGACAACCGCGTTTACCTGATCCTGCCATGTGATGTCCTGGCGCTTGATGTTTTCCTCTAGCTCGATCGCGCGAAGGCGGGCGGGCTCGAGTTCGTCGGTGTACTGAATAGGGACGGTCATCCAGCCCAAGGAACGACACGCAGTGTACCGGCGTTCGCCCGCGACCAAGGTAAGGTCCCTGGTCACCACGAGGGGATGGATTAGGCCTAACCGGCGGATCGAGTCCGCCAGAACACCGATGTCCGAGAGATCTCGGCGTTGCCTCTCATCCCGCTGGACGTTGATATCTCCTAAAGATACTAAATGGAACTGCCCTGAGGTCATACTCGCCTCCATTTTCGCCAACCTACAAACAGTCCATGCTTATAGGCGCTAGAATTTCTCATGTTGTCGCTCTGTGTGCCATTAGAGAGGTTCCAGATTGAGTCATTTGACCTTTTCCTATCTATATGGTCTATGATATTCGGTAGTTCTTTATAGACATATAACCAAGCCAGCCTAGAGGCTTTGTACGCCTTGGAGTCTATTGCTATACGTCTATATCCATCTTTACTAACTGATCCAGCTTCTCGACCAGATCTTCTACCTCCTCGAGAAACTTTCCAGTGAAAGGCTCCGGTACAAGGATTATACCGGAGTAGTTCTTTCACTCGGTCACCAAGCGGGACCATTAATCCTCCTTGGTTTTGTGCAACCTCGCTCGCTGCTCGTTCATTGCTTGCAGCATGGTCTCCGCAGTCGTGACGAAAGATGCAACACGATCAGAGAATTTCCGTCCCTGCTCAAGAATACTATCAGCGAGTGCGTTAGCTTCAGCCCGAATGGCTTCAGCGTGCGTGACGGCAGCCTCACCAATTTCACGGATCTGGTCCGAGGTCTCGACCGAGATGCGATCAATTCCGCGCGCACTAAGCTCTCCTATCCTTGCCAAGTCTGGTGGTCCGCCGTTGTTGCCTGCGCGAGCGGGCGGCTCGGGATAGCTGATATCGGGTTGGGACTTGAGCCCCCGGATGGTTGCATCAAGCTTGTCTAGGTCTTCTCGATGTTTCTCGTCCACTGTTTTGACTCCACTTGGTATTGACGTGTCCGAAACGGACAGGTCGGTATCGTTCACTTCTTAACGAACATAGATGCTTTCCACTCGCCACACCACGCTTCGGGTGCGAGCACTGGGAAGTAGGTTGTTACAGCGTTCTCCTCGGTCTTGGTGATGGTCGGGGGATATCTGTGGCAGGCAACAGACTCGGGCCCGCACACCATCCCATAGTGGCAAGTGTTACAGATCTTCTTGATCGTTGCCATAGGTAACTCCTCTTCAGAGGGTTGGCCGGGGAGCAGGGAGTGGATGCCAGACGGCTCCCCGGCCGCACTACTCACGCCTGGGAGTCAATCAAACGTGGGCAGTGCTTTCCACACGATGGAATACTCGTTTGCCGTCTTGGGACAGCTCGTGCTTGAGCTTGACAAGCACTTGGCATCCCGGCGCCTCGGCCACCATTTCTTTGAGGCCCTTTTCGCTCGCCGTCCCCTCTTCACCAGGCTCGATGCCAAGGTGCTCTACGAGGAGTTCTTTGAGCCGCCACACCGCAGTATCTGTGATATAGTAATCATTAGTGATAGTCTTGCCAACAACCTGGCCTTCCGCCGCTGCCGCAGCGTCCACATCACCCTGCGAAGAGAGTATCTTGAACTTGGCTTGGAGAAAGTCAGTCTGTTTCTGGGATGACTTTCCCGGGGTGAGGGGGCCATCAATGAGACAGTGGTAGGTCCCCACCGGATACGCCTGCGGTGGCTTGATGTCTGACGCCTTACGATTGAGAATTTCTTCGAACGAGGCCATAGTAGTCTCCATTGGTTCAGGGGTGGAGTATGCCACCTGCCTGTAATTCAGCCCACTCGAGGGCTGCCGTCTGAGTTTCGCGTGATCGCTACGTTAGCCCACATCGCAACCTCACGCAATTTGCGAAGTAGGTAGGTCTTGTCCGGACCCTCGGGAACCCGCTGATCGAGTACCTCGGCGTACTCAGCCGCGGCATTCCGACAGACAGCCATGTCGTATTTTTGGTCCTCGGTCGGGTTCAAGTAACCGAATGTCGAGTCATCTAGAGTTGTCACCGTCCATCTCCTATGACCGGAGCGTCTCAAAGAACGTGCCGAGTCCGGTCTCGATCGGCAGCGTGGGCAGCATCCTGAACGACGCGGGATTGGCTAGGTCTATCATTGCTGTCGGCGCCGTTTGTATAGTTCTTTTACCCGCCGCGGTCTGGGCCAATGCCACACTATTAAAGTACCGGGGAATTTGCGGAGAAAGAGCCGAGCCGACGGCAGTGGGATAACCTTTCTTAGTCCCGTCTGGGTTGTCAACGTAGCGGACGTGAGATATAACAATGACATTAGTTCGGAATGACTCCGAGGTGAGGAGTGCAAGGACAGCTTCAATTGCATCCTGGGAGTCTTTATAGACCGCTCGAACATCATACTTTCCATCCTTGGACTTCGCTACGAGCGGTTCGCGGAAGTGAAACGCGGCGTCGGACATGAAGGTCAAAGAGTCGAGGACAAGGATACAATCCTTCCCCCACTCCGCAGGGTTACCCAGGTCCGTGGTGCCATACTTCCATGCGTCGAGCATCTTCAGCCCGTCGATAAACGCGGTCGCGGTGCCCTTGACCACTGGCCCAATGGGCGTAGCAACCATCTGGTCGCGGAGCGTGCGGAACTCGATGTTCTCCAGATCCTTGGGGTTATCCCGCTTGACCACTTGCGCGAGCGCATCCAGGCCGTTGTCGTAGTCGAGAATGCGAAGCTTGTACTTCCGCGTTAGCGGAGCAAGGCTCCCGGTCTTACCTGACTTCGAGTCACCCATAAGCAAGAGCTTGGTGAACTCAGAGCTTTGGTGGTTGCTCAGTATTGGCATCCGGTGGCCCTCCCTCTATGTCTAGTACTATCTGGAGCTTCGCTGCGTTTATTCCTTTGACCCAGGTCGGTATACCCGTGGTCAAGCGGACGCCGTTACCCAACTCGACCGTGACCCGATCCTCGTGCAGTCGAACGTCTTCGCGGGGCAGGTCGAACTCAAGGATGACGCTGCTCATGGCATGACCCTCAGTGGGGCCTGACAGGCCATCAAAGACAGGACCACGATGATAATAGAGGCGATCAGACATACCTCTACGATGACCTGCACGATCTTGGCCCTGCGCCGACCGCGCATCATGCTCTTGGAATAAGCGGATTCCATTCCCTCACCTCAAAGTCACTCTCTAGGAACTTATCGCGAACCGAAGGGGATTTAGAGCAAATCCCTCGGAAGATACACCCGCCGTACTTATGGCAACTTTTGTCATTCTGGGGCCAGTATCCCGCCTGCGCGTAGTCACGGGCCTGCCTAAGAAAGATTTTGAGATCGCGATACCACTCATCGAGTTGGTCGTTCGTTTTGAAGACAAAACTGCGCACAAAGCGAGAGAAACCGACCGCGATCTGTGCAGCGTCCACAATAACCCCTTTCACAGGGGTCTTAAAAGCGACCCTAGAAGCGAAGGAGTAAAAGCTCATTTGGTTGTCGGGATCGTACTGATCGAAATAGTAGCTGCCCAAGGTGCTCGTGGTGGTTTTTCTGTCCATTACGAAGGGTTGTTCTTGGAACTCGACCACGCGATCGAGATAACCGCACAGACTGTATCCATCCTCTATCTCGAACTGGAAGTGTAATTCGACCATCGGACGTCCAGTGTTTGGGTCTTTGCGCGTCTGCGCAGGGTCATCCTTGAATTTAGAGAGATACCACACGATAGTTCGGATCAGGTTTTCGCGGTTTTTCAAACTGACTTTGTCATCCGGCGGGAGGTCCGCGCTCCCACGCCAGGGTTTACCGTCGCGCCACGTCTGGAGTAGGATGCTTCGTACCGTGGCCTCGACCGCTTGGTCATGGTCGAGCCCGTTAAACTTGAGCATTTCGTACTCTTCGAGGGCATTGTGGTAGAGGATGCCATACTCCAAGTGTATAGCTTCGCCCCGGCCTACGAAACCCCGGATCATATGATAGTAGTACTTCCTCGGGCACTCTTTGAGCCAGCCCATGGACGTCGAGTCCCAAGCAAATTGAATATTACTGTCAGGAAGAAACGGGCTTGGAACGGCCTTCCCTAGAGCCAGGCTTTGACCACTTTCCGCCTGCGGAGAGGTTATACTGTGTGGTTTTTGCATCACTTCAACCCCAGCTCGTCCAGGGGGTTATCGCCCCCGAGGCCCAAATCACTGAGGAGATCCTTCGTAGCTTTGACCGCCTTGGCGCTCTTGGGCTTGGGCGCTACAGGGGCCTTGATGCCCAGCTCGTACTGGGCCTGGGCCTCGCGCATTCGGGCCACTATGGTCCCGATATCCTGCTCGCTCAACTTGAGCGGATCGCGGTCGAATAGCTCAGATATCTCAGACATTCGGGGCGTCCTCCTCTGGCACGAGATTCATATCGAGGTCACCGATTAGGGGAATTTTCTGTGCGGCGTCCTCTTCAATCTTACGGATGTGAGCGTGGATGATATCCCGAATTATTTTAGCTGCGCCCACGCGGGATGAATAGAGTGATTGCAGTTTGGCGTAGTCACCTGCATACAAATTCAAAGTATGCTTGACGATAGCTCTGTCCTCTCGGCGTCTCATACTGATCTCCACTTCTGCTTAAGCTGGTAGTTATACCAGTCAGAACATCTACCTCTGTAGCGCTTGGCCATATCCTTTAGATTATCTGCCTGTGTCCCAACTCTGAGATGGGCTGCTTCAATACAGCGTTTGTTATCGCATGAGTGTAAAACAGACAACCCCTCTGGAATAGGGCCTTTCTCTACAGTAAAAACAAGGCGATGAACCTCCCAATCTTCACCAGCTACCGCCGTTGCTGGATATCCTTTCGCTCTACCGAGATGTGTTATTAAACAGTCACCCTTCCTAGTGGCCCTTTGTTTGAGCCACTCTACTACCTCTTTAGGATCTCTAATAAGACCAGAGCGCCTAAGTTTTCGCATCTTTCTTCTTCCTGACGAGCCATAGCCGGGTCGGGTCAAATGGGCTAATGGCGATGCCGATCTGTTCCAAGTCCTCGTCTTTGGCCTCGCGGCGGGCAGCGTAGAGTCGCTGCCTCACAGCCTCCGCGTCAGAGCACGCGAGTTCTATTCCGTGCTCTGACGACAAAGCTGCATACCAGTGGTGAAGAACGGGCAACCGCTCCGCGGTCATGGCTTGGTCTCCAGGGCGCGGCGCTCTTTACACCACCCTCTAGCCGCACAGTCGGGCGCTATCACATCCGCTATCTGACATGAGCAGCGAAAAACCCACGGTGCAGTTCGCAGCCGCTCGATCTCGTCCTTGACCTTCCCGCATTCGATAGCGAGACGCCGGATTTCAGCCTCGTGGACTGTCACGCGAACTTTGTCAGCCGCCCGCAGCATCTCAATCTCGGCCGCTAGCTTGCCCTTCTCTCGATTGAGGGTTTCGAGTGCTATCTGGATCGCGGTCATTTGGCCTCCGCTTTAGCGAGGTTGGCTCCGGGGACGCTAAGACAAACCCCGGAGCCTCCCGACACGCAGCGGTCGGTGTGACAATACTGCTGCGTGAACTCTAGGCCTTGGCCTTATTGGGCCGCTTGCGCAGAAGCGTCAAGCATCTCGCTCACCGCCTGCATTGCCTCCTTGGCCGCAGCCTTCTCGGCCTCGACCTGAGCGCGGGCGGTCGCGACGATCTTGCCATTCTCGCCCTGCGAGTCGATAAGTTGCTTCGCGGCCGCAGAAACGCGCTGCGCTGGCCACTGCTCCTGATCGAGGTTCTTGGACTTGATGGCCTGACGGACCATCTCGCGGGCGATGTTCATGGCGAGGGTCATAACCGGGTCGCCTCGGAACCCGCCGCCGCCAGTGCGAACGCCGAACTGGTAGTCGTTGGCGTAGTCATCGAGCTGTTGCTGGAGGACTTCCTGGGTGATGCCCGCCTCGTCGCCCTCGTTCACCTTCTTGGCGAAGTTATTGCGAAGGTTCTCGTGGTAGGTCTGGTTAAGTGCGCCCGCCTCGCCCTCGGTGAGCTGGTGCCCAGCGGAGTACCGCACTGGGACCTTGAAGGTCTTGCCCTGGATCGTGATCTCTTCGTAACCGTTAGCCATGGTAGATAGTCCTCCTTGTTGCGGGCCGCTGGCCCCGTTTTGGAACAAGTGACCCATAACGAGCGGGCCATATCGGGATGATTGCACATATCTCCCGCCGTGTCAACCGAAATCGACACAGACTCCATAATTATTTTCTAGGTGATCTCCTCCACTACGAAGTTGTCTACGAGGCGCGGCTCGATGTAGAGGACGTTCTCCTCGGGCGAGCCCTTGGCGGGGATGCGCAGCACGAGAGTATCGAACAGGGAGTTGCCGTGCATCGGGTGGCTCTTGTCGGGGTGGATGTCTCTGTTGAGGGCGCGGTCGATCTTTCTAAGATAGTTAGCGCGGGCGCGCAGTGTGATTGCCGCGGACCTACTAGAGCAAGGGATACGAATACCCTTTGGAGCGCGGAGGGCGCGCTCCAAAAGTTCTTGGACGTCTCCAAAGGCCTTGGAGCTTTTATTGAAGCCTCCCATCAGTCGATCCTCGCGACCACAAAGATGCGGTCGGGCTGAATAATGGCCACCCAAGAGTGAGGATAGAACACGACGAGTTCGTCACGGAGGCGCGCCTCGGCCAAGGGCCGCATGGGCGGGTCACCGGGGTAAGAGAGGCTGTTGTCTCCGCCGAGGCGGAAGCCCTCAAAAGGCTGGAACCCCCCGAAAGCGTAGCCCGCGTCGATCTGCTCGCGCGCGGAGCGCGGGTCTTCGACCCGCAGCCAGCCTGGGATGTAGCCCAGGTGCTCCAGCGTCATCTTGGGGTGGAGAAGCTTCCACTCCACCTCGCCCGGTGGGGGCAAGGTGCCCCCACGTAGGAAGTCTGGTTTCTTAGTCATCGTGATTGCCTCCATTGAAGTCCTCTAGTCTGACAAAGAAGAGCTTCTCTTTCGCTCGCGTTTCGATAACATACTTGACGTTGAGTTCTTGTTCGAGAGACTCTCCGTCTTTAGCCCAGGGGCTGGGACATCGCTGGGGGTCCAGATGATAGACAACCGACCATTCAAGTCCTTTGCTTTTATGTCCTGAGAGAAGTTGTATGGGTCCTTTTGACGCAAAGAGATGCTCGCAGTATGCAATAGCTGCGCCGAGAGTAGGCCCGAAACCTGCGAAAACACGTAAACACTCAGCCTTATCCGCGACAACTCCCGCGTTTCGGGCTTTGCGGAGTTTCTCTTGTTCCCACGAGTCGATTGCCGCGAAGACATCAGCCTGCTCCATCTCGGGTGTACCGAGTTTCTTGAGGGCCTTCACAAGTTGTGGACCCAGGTCAGTTCCTACGAGGTGGACGCCGCGCGCCGCCCTCAAAAGGATGAGGGCGCACGATAAGAGTGGGGCGTTGTTGCGGCAAATCACTGCTGCGTTGTCAGGGATGGACGTAGCATCCCACTCAGTAAGCGTGGTGACTTCGCCCTCGGCGGCCCAAGAAGGCCAGCGCATGTGGGGAACGCGCGAGTGCGCGTTGCGCACAATGGACTGTGCGCAGCGGAACGAGACGGAGAGTGTCATCTCGTGCATCGAGAACCTGTCTCTCAGCCATGTCATGCTGTTGGAGTCCGCGCCCCGGAAAGCATAGATAGATTGCCACGGGTCACCTACTGCACAGAGCCAGGACTCTTTTGGGACGAGTTTCTCCAGCATCACATGGTTTAGCCTACTAAAGTCCTGGGCCTCGTCCGCGAGTACGCGGGGGTGCTGGGGAAACGAGCCCCCGAAGAGGGTGGGCATGTAGATCTGGTCGTCGAAATCTATGAGCCCGGCGTAGGCCTGTTTGATGCTAGCTAAGAGGGCGTTGTTGACCAACTCCATGAACCAGCCCTCGGGCTCCTCGTCGAGACCCCCGAAGAACTCATCGGCGGTCAAGAGGGACCGCCCGGTTGCCGCTCCGGTCGGGATGTAGCCATTGAGCTTCGCGCGCGAGATTGTTTTCATGATCTCGCCGAAGTCCTCGAAGGCGTACTGCTTCTCTAGACGAGAGAGTTTCTCGATGCCCTCTTTAACTAGATTGAAGTTCTTCCGTGTGTCGAGCACGAGCCGCTTGCCCACGGCCGAGCCCCAGACTCGGTGCCCGATCGAGTTCATAGTGGCGCAGCGCACGTGCCCGGGCAAAACTTTGGACATCTCGTCCGCGATGCGCTTGTTGAACGCTAACGAGAGGGTGGGCACGAGGGGCATGTACTTGCACAGGAAGCGGAGGGTAGAGGTCTTGGCCGCGCCCGCGAGCGCATTGATAAGCAGGTTTTGGGGAACCCCTTGGTTCCCCAAGGCGTAGTCGATGATGGCAGCCTGTTCCTCAGTTGCTTCAAGTTCCCGCCCGGAGACGGTGAGAGTGTATGTCATAGTGGTCACCTTTTGTTGCCACTCGTTAAATATTTATCTCTGGCTCTTATCGCCTCTTCTCTAGAGGGAAAGCCGCCGAGATAGCGAAGTCTGTAGCCCCGTCTAACGTAGACGACCCACTTCCTTACATTCCATCTGTAATAGACTCCTTTCTCTCCAGAGGAAGTTCTAGCTGGAGTGTTAATTTGGTTCTCAGACCGCGACACATCTCTAAGATTAGCTATTCTATCATCATCCTTCTGCCTATTGATGTGGTCAATCTCTCCAGGCCACACCCCATAGTATAGGTACCAAGCCAATCTACTAGCTTTGTATTTTATCCCGTTGACAGTGATCCTAAGATAACCTCTGTCCATAGTTCCTACTGGCCTATTGACCAAAGGACCAGATTTCCACTTGAATACACCTGTTTCAGGGTTGTATTCTAGGATATCTTCAATCCGCTTCATTTTTTGTTGCCAGTAGTTGGTTAAGATAGCCCTCGATTGAGGTACTTAGCATGGCCCCGAGTGCTACAATCCACTCGCGGGTAATTGGAAGGGTCTCCTTTTCATCTGGTGGAACAGCAGCTAGAAGTAAGTTGGCGCAGCGATGGACTCCATCTGGGTCCGCGCCCGCGATAATCATCAGCTCGTTGAGACGACGCACCGCGTCGTGGACGTCACGGACTATGATAGGGGACATCGGATGCTCGGTGTCCCGGATCAGAGCCATGATTAGGTCTCTGGCCTCGAAATCGGTCATGTGGTCAGGCCACCGCAACGAGATGGCGAGTGCGACCGACAGGGTTTTTGCCGACCCGGATTTCCTCGCCAGTCGCGCGCACAACTGCGGCGACGCAGCAAAAGCGCGGGCTGACCGTGGGTCCCCCGAACCAGTTTTCCATAGTTTTCCGGCTCACGCCCGAGGCCTTCTCGAGCACGGAGAGTGCTCGACCGAAGGAGATATTGTTGGTAACGGCGAAGATCTGCACGCAAGTGCGTGCGATGTCGATAACTGGGTCCTTGTCCTTGAAGAGATAGGTGCGGTAGAGCTTATTCACTGGATCCTCCTCCGAATAGGGCCGAAACGTCGTCGGCCGCAGTGGCCCGGGCCCTGACCCGAACGGGCCGCGCTCTAGAAGAGATGGGGGCGGGGCTTGCCTGGTAGTGGTCCGGCCAGTCGGGCGGTAGGTCGCCGTCGTGTGTCCAGGGCTGGTCGTGCGTTCCGCTTGAAGTGATGTCGGAGATGTCGGCCAAGTCCTCGAGGCGCCAGTGGCGCCAGGGATAGGCCCGGTGGCCCGAGGTCGGAATGATCCAGGCGAGTTCCTCGCCGATCGACAAGCGGCTCGCCACGTCGAACGCAGGTTCCCCGTGGACTTTATGCAGTATGAGATAGAGTGCGTCCACGGATGGGCTCCCTTCTATAGACGATCGCGGCTATGTCACCGTAGTCCGCCACCACGACGATCGCCCGAGCGGGCGAGATGCGATCGAGTTCGAGGCGGATAAGGTCCAGCACGGCGCGCAAGCGCCCGGGCGAGGTGCGCCATTCTAAGCGCACCTTCCCGCCGACAAGGATGCGGAGTTTAATCATGGGATTTCGTGCTCGTGCGAGAGCGCACGATACGCTCTCGAATGGCAGGGGCCTCTTT